GGTGCAATAGCAGGGTTCATGATGGGCGGTCCGGTAGGTGCACTGATAGGAGCAGGCCTGGGATCCATGGTTGGTCAGGGGGCAGGAGCACTATTAGGTGGAGAAAAACAATTTGGTGGAGGAATGGATGCAGGAAAAACCTATCTTGTAGGTGAAAAAGGACCAGAAATGGTCACAGCAGGCACAAACAGTGTAGTCACAGCAAACAGTGATTTAATGAAAACATTCAACACAAAAGATCTTGAAAACAAAATGATCACAATGGTAACTGAACTGAACAACGCAAATAAGACTTTATCGAATATGGTTAACGGTGTAAATACACTTGTTGCAATCGAAAGCAGATCAATGAAAGCAGTGGAGAAAACTGCCCGTAAGGATACAACCACTATTGGTAATGTTTAAGGTTGCAGATTTGAATAAAAAAGTGTAATATATAGTATGGCTTGGAAAAAATATTTTAGAGATGCAAACTTATCGCCTTTAAGTGGTGAAAAAGTTCCTAACTTTGCAAAAAGAAATTACTCATCTTATCTTCCTGATGTGTACACAGGACACCCTAACAGAATACAGAGATATTTTCAATATGATCAAATGGATTCTGATTCGGAAATTAATGCGGCACTAGATATACTTGCAGAATTTTCTACACAACAAAACAAAGAAAACGAAACTCCGTTCGACATTGTGTTTAAAGATGAAACAACGGAACACGAAGTTAAACTTTTAAAGAAAGCACTTCAACAATGGACCAAGTCTAATAAATTAACAAAGCGAATTTTTAGAATATTTAGAAATGCGTTAAAATACGGAGACTGTTTTTTTGTAAGAGATCCAGAAACAATGAAATGGTTGTACATAGACAACGCAAAAGTTGACAGAATTGTTGTCAACGAATCAGAAGGCAAAAAACCTGAACAGTATGTTGTCAGAGACATCAATCCTAACTTACAAAGATTGTCAGCAACTCAGATAACACCCAATCAAACATACGGTGGTGGTGGAACAACAGGTGGTGGTACTGCCGCATACGGTCAAAATTATGCAGGTGCAGGACAAGGTTCAAACATGAGTGGATTTGCTGGTGGACAAGGTGGCAGATTCTACAAGACTATGAATGCTTACAACATAAACGCAGAGCACGTTGTACATATGACAATGTCCGACGGAATGGACAACTTGTTTCCATTTGGTCAATCAGTATTAGAACAGGTTTTTAAAGTTTACAAACAAAAAGAATTATTAGAAGATGCAATTATTATCTACAGGGTACAAAGAGCACCAGAAAGAAGAGTGTTTTATATTGATGTGGGTAATATGCCAACACACTTGGCAATGCAATTTGTTGAAAGAGTGAAAAACGAAATCAATCAAAGAAGAATTCCAAGCACATCGGGTGGTGTCAACTACATTGATGCAACATACAATCCTATGAGTATTAATGAGGATTACTTCTTTCCGCAAACGGCAGAAGGAAGAGGATCTAAAGTTGATACACTACCGGGTGGAACCAATCTTGGTGAGATAGACGATCTTAAATTCTTTACAAACAAACTGTTCAGAGGTTTAAGAATACCAAGTTCATACTTGCCGACAGGTCCTGACGATGGACAACAACAATACAATGACGGTAGAGTTGGCACAGCATACATCCAAGAGTTGAGATTTAACAAATATTGTGCAAGATTACAATCAATGTTGAATCCAACATTTGATGAAGAGTTTAAAATATGGATTAAAAACAAAGGTTACAATATAGATTTTGGTATGTTTGAACTAAAACTTAATCCGCCACAAAACTTCGCGGCATACAGACAAACTGAAATGGATCAAGCAAGAATTCAATCGTTTGTTCAGGTAGCAGAATTACCTTACATGAGTAAAAGATTTGCACTGAAAAGATATCTCGGTTTAACAGAAGAAGAAATGGCACGGAATGCAGAACAATGGGCAGAAGAGAACAATGTACCACAGAAAAAACAGACCAAAAATAGTCAATTAAGATCAGGTGGTGTATCACAATCAGGCATATCATCAGATCTAGATCAATTTGAGGAACCAACAGCGGATCCTGAAGCACCAAATCCTGACACAACAGGTGGTGGACAGCCAGGACAAACACCGGGACCTGCAGGCACCACACCAGGCGGTACAGGTGGTGGAGGCACAGTTTAAGGTTAAATACGATTATGAAACTGAACGAATTCTTCACATACACAGCAGATGGTCCGGAAGAGGATAAATCATACGATCCTGAGCATGACATCTCAGTTTTAGATTCAGAAGACACAAGAAAAACACGTCTAACACTCAAAGACATCAATTCAATGAGACTTGCATCGGAAGAACATGATGCACAGCAAAAGGAAGAAGCCGTATTTGTTCAGAAAATGTACGGACAGCCAGCACAAGACGATAACTTAGAGTTGTAATGTCAGAAACAGCCTTTGTATTAGGGAACGGAGAATCCCGAAAAGGAATAAACATCGAAGATCTTAAACAAAAAGGCACGGTGTTTGCGTGTAATGGTGTTTATCGTACTGATAGGCCTGATTATCTCATAGCAGTAGATCCTAAAATGGTGCTAGAAATAGCAGAAACAGATTATGTCATTAATAATAGTGTGCATTCAAATTTTAATGCACAATATAATAAGCATCAAAGAGTATTGGATCACGTAAAATGGTTCAAACCTAGTTTAGGTTGGAGTAGTGGGCCAACTGCTCTAAGAATGGCCTGTGAGAAAGGTTTTAAAGACATCTACATACTAGGTTTTGATTATCAAGGACACACAGATGCCAAAAAAGCCAACAGACATAAATTTAATAATCTATTTAAAGATACCCGTAACTATAAAAAAAGCACAGACGAAGCAACATTTTATGGTAATTGGTTGAACCAAACTAAACGTTGTTTACAAGATTTTAAAGATGTGCAGTTTCATAGAGTGATTCCAAAAGGATGGTTTCAACCAAAGGATCTAGAGTGGAATAAAAACATAGATCATCCAACAACCGAGCAATTTCTAGCAAAATTCGAATTACAAATAAAACTGCCCTAAAAAGACGTCTTTTTTCGCCATATATAGCACCGTTTTTGCATAATTGAGTTAAATAATACTGCTTATAAGTACAAATCGATATTAAACAAGGAGCACGTGTAAAATGTCAAACAATAAATTTGAATCGTTATTAGAATTACTAATAAACGAAGAAAACGATAAAGCAGAAGCACTTTTCCATGAAATAGTAGTAGAAAAATCTAGAGATATCTACGAAAATCTAGCGGAAGAGCCTGTAAAAGAAGAAACAAAAGACGAAGTAAAAGAAGAGTCTAAAGACGAAGAAGTTAAAGAGACTGAAGCATCTAAAGAGAAAGCAGAAGATAAAGTAGAAGAAACTGCTAAAGAAGATGAAAAAGTTGATGAAACTTCAGCAGAAACTAAATCAGACGAACAAGTAGACGAAGTTGTAGAAATAGAAGACGAAGCAACTGAGTCAGAAAAAACAGAAGAAGAGTCAATTGAAGAAGTTGGTGGCGATGCTACTGATGAATTAATTAAAGACATTTCTGCTGATGAAGAAGGCGAAGGTGACAAAGCCGCTGATGACATGGCAAAAGACATGGACATGGACGGTGATGACAATGGCGCTGAAGACATGGAAGACAGAGTTGTTGATTTAGAAGATGCTTTAGACGAATTAAAAGCAGAATTCGAAGCAATGATGGGCGATAAAAAAGACGGTGACGACGAAGACAAAGACGAAGCCGTTGATATGCCTATTGAAACTCCTGCTGAAATGCCGTTAGAAGGTAAAATGGACAAAAAGGATGAGAAAAAAGAGACTGTAAAAGAGTACAAAATCCAAAAGTCTGCAGATAACTCCGACAAGGCTGACAGCAAAAGTTCACCTGTAAACTCAAAAGTTAAGAGCATGGGTGGCGGAACTCATAATATTGCAAAAGGTGGCGCTGACGAAAAAGGAAGACCGGCACCGACAGCACAAAAAATGAGTGGTGATTTTGAGAATAGTCCAGCAAAAGACAAGTCAAGTTCATTCAAAAAGAATGAAAAGGCTGATACAGCGGATCATTCAGACAAATCAGCAAAATCTCCAGTTAACGCAAAAGCGTAATTGGACTTTTAAGGAGAGTTTGGAATGTCACTATATCTTAGAGAACATCTAACTTACGATCAGGCCAGAGTACAGATCTTACACGAAGGCGATAATGGCAAAGATTTGTACATGAAAGGAATCTGTATTCAAGGTGGTATTAAAAATGCTAACCAAAGAGTTTACCCAGTAAACGAAATTGGTAAAGCAGTTAAAACACTTAATGACCAGATCAGTTCAGGTTACTCTGTTCTTGGAGAAGTAGATCATCCAGACGATTTAAAGATTAATTTGGACCGTGTGTCTCACATGATTACTGAGATGTGGATGGACGGACCAAATGGATACGGTAAAATGAAAATTTTACCAACACCGATGGGCCAACTTGTCAAGACTATGTTGGAATCAGGTGTGAAACTAGGCGTTTCAAGTAGAGGAAGTGGCAACATTTCCGAGTACGGAAGCGGTGAAGTTTCAGACTTTGAGATCATCACAGTAGATGTTGTGGCCCAACCTTCGGCACCGGGTGCTTACCCAACGCCAATTTACGAACACCTGATGAATACAAAGGGTGGTAATATGGCAAAAGGTCTGGCCGCTGAAGTTAGAAATGACAAAAAAGCACAAAAATACCTCAATGAGGCAATCAAAAACATAATAAAGGATCTAAAATAACATGATAGACGCAATATCAAAACTTGTTGAATCGGGTGCAATATCTGAAGATACACAAAAGAGTATCCAAGAAGCATGGGATTCAAAAGTTAAAGAAAATAAAGAAACTGTTGGTGCGGAATTAAGAGAAGAGTTTGCTAAAAGATACGAGCATGACAAAGCAAACATGATTGAAGCAATAGACAAGATGATGACTGAGAAATTATCTGAGGAAATCACAAAGTTTGTTGAAGATAGAAAAGCACTTGCACAAGAAAAAATTGCTTACAAAGAAAACGTAGGCGCTCACTCTGAGAAATTACAAGAATTTGTTCTTAGTAAATTGTCAGAAGAGTTGAAAGAACTTCACGGCGACAGAAAAGGTGTTCATGAAAACTTTAAGAAAATGGAAGAGTTCGTTGTTGGTGCTCTTGCAAAAGAAATTAAAGAGTTCCATGAAGAC